TGTTGAATTTCTTCTTTAAGTTCTGGACAAGACCCATAATACTTTTTCCAATCAGATTCAGATTTTACTTTTCGTTTCTTTCCTTTAGGAGTTCTAAACTTCCAAAAATATTTCCTTCCGATGTACTGTCTACCATTTTTATTATTTGTAATGCAGTAGACGAAACCGAAGAAATCATCAATATCGTCAGAAGTGAAATTTGTACCTTGATATAACCAGGGATTTTCATACTCTCCTTCACCCATACCCTCATACTAATTTTTCTTTATTTAGTGGTGAAAAGAATACCATCCACTTATTAGATATTTTAATCCTTTATTGGGTGTTACTCCTTTATGATAATGAGTCCACCCTGCTGGCCAAATAACCAATCTACCCTTTGTAGATTCAATCTTAGGATAATAAAAAAACTCTGTTCCTGATTGAGCATCATTTAGATAAAACATCCAAACTAAAATTCTATAAGGAACAGCTTTACCATGTTCCATATGCCAAACCTTGAATCCCTCATCTTCTCCTTCAAATTTTTTTAAAGTAAACTCATCCTCAACTCCCCACTTCTCCATATTTTTTAAAGGGATATATTTTTCAACATACTTATCAGTATACTTTTTGAGAGTGGGAAGAATTACTTGCCGAGGGAATGAATGTAAACTAAACAAACTATCCTTCAACTCCGTACTCTTTTTCTGAAATGGTTTTAGTGTTCTACCAGCAACCATCCCCTTACTCTTAGGATTATTATTAAAATATTCAATCAGTTTATCACACTTATCTAAGGGTAACGCCTGATCATATATCTCAATGAAATCCATTTAGATAGTCCAAATATTTTTACAATACTCTCTAATAGAACGATCTGATGAAAAGAATCCCGATCTTGCTGTATTAATTAATGACATTCTATTCCACCTCTCACGATCTATCCATGCACTACTAACTCTATCTTGGGCATCACAGTAATCAGAGAAGTCTGCCATCACGCAGAAAGGATCATGATTTAATAGATTATCCAATAGGGGTCTGAACAATTCCTTATCCCCCTGACTAAAGTGTCCACCTTTAATAAGATTAATAGTTTCCCAAAGTTCAGGACTCATATGACTCTGAGGATTGTATCCATTCTGCCATAGATCGGCTATACCTTTCTCATCATGCCCAAAGAGGAAGAAGTTTTCTCCTCCTACAAGATCTCTTATCTCTACGTTAGCACCATCAAGTGTTCCAATAGTCAACGCACCATTCATCTGGAACTTCATATTACCTGTGCCTGATGCTTCTTTACCAGCAGTAGAGATCTGTTCAGATAAATCAGCAGCAGGATAAACCATCTCACCTAACTTCACACTATAGTTTGGTAAGAATATTACACGTAACTTACCATCCATATCAGGGTCATTATTAACCACCTCTGCAATATTACAGATGAATTGAATGATTAACTTTGCCATATAGTAACCAGGTGCTGCTTTACCACCAAAGATTACTGTGCGAGGAACAAAATCTCCACCATTTTTAATACGAAGGTATTGAGATACCACCCAAAGAGCCATCAAATGCTGTCTCTTATACTCATGTATTCTCTTCACCTGCACATCAAACATGCTAGAAGGGTCTACAGAGATACCAAGATGGTTGAAAATATAAGTGGCAAGATTATGTTTACCTACCACTTTTGCTTCACCAAACTTCTCTAATAACTCTCTATCATTAATATTATTTTCTAATTTGGTAAGAGATTCCATATTAGTAATCCAATCCTCACCTACATACTCATCTAATACTTGTGTGAGAGATGAATTACATGATGCCACCCATCTTCTAGGAGTAACACCATTAGTAACATTAGTAAACTTGTGGGGCCATAAATCATAAAACTCTGGCATCAATTGTGTCTTAACTAATTCAGAATGCAATGCTGCCACCCCATTCACATGATGAGATCCTACTGTTGCAAGATGTGCCATACGCACTGCCTTGTTCCCTCTCTCATCAATGATAGACATCTTCTCTAGCATAGATTCATCACCAGGATAATGAAGTCTTACTACTTGTAAAAATCTTCTATTGATTTCATAGATGATCTCCATATGACGAGGAAGGAGAGTCTTAAAGAGTTTAAGATCCCACTTCTCTAATGCCTCTGGGAGTAAAGTATGATTTGTATACGCAACTGATTTAGTTACAATTTCCCATGCTTGATCCCACTCCATATGTCTTTCATCTACAAGGAGTCTCATCAATTCAGCTACTGCAATAGATGGGTGAGTATCATTTAATTGTACTTGCCAATACTCAGGAAAATGTTCTACAGAAATATCTCTTCTATCAAGACTGTTTAACATATCCTGTAGAGATGCACTCACAAAGAAATGCTGCTGCTTTAATCTCAGTATCTTACCTTGATCTGTACCATCATTAGGATATAATACCTTAGAGATAGTTTCAGAAGACACACTCTGTTCTACTGAACCAAGATAATCTCCAATATTAAATGCATAGAAATCAAATGTTTCAGTAGCATCTGCTCTCCACAATCTCAATCTATTACAAGAGTTTACTTTATACCCTAATTGCAATACATCATAAGGAACTGCTATAACCTGTTCATCAGGAACCCATCTTACTCTATAATTACCACGGTCTGATACATAATTCTCAACTCTACCACCAAATCCTACTAATACAGACTCATCTGGTTGACACAATTCCCAAGGCCATTCTCCATGTAACCAGTTATCTGTAACTTCTATCTGCTGATTGTCCTTTATTTGCTGCTTGAAGATACCATACTTATATCTTATACCATATCCAGTAGCAGGTACTTTAAGACTTGCTAGAGACTCCATATAACAGGCAGCAAGACGACCTAAACCCCCATTACCCAGTCCAGGTTCTTCTGCTACATCTAGAATTTCATCTATTGTATAATCATATTCTGATAATGCCGATATGGCTTCGTCTCTAATACCCAAACTAATAAGATTATTATTAAGTTGAGGACCAATTAAAAATTCTGCAGATAGATATGCCACCTCTTTATGAGAAGGTGGTTTACTATCTAACCAATAGGTCATCATCTGATCTCTCACGGCATAACATAATGCCATATAAAAATCATGTTTAGTAGCAATCTCAGGTCGTTTACCTAATGTATAGTAAAGACGTTCTTTGATACCATTATAAAGATTGTTTTTCATTATCCTCCAATAAGTTTGTCATAATCATCATCAGCAGCATCTTTATATGCTCTCTTCATCTCCTCAAGATCCCATTCCATTTCTTCTTCTTTTGCTTTTTGGGAAAAGATATTATCAGTAATTCCTCCAGGAACATACTCTTCTTCAGAGTTTGAATCCTGAGAAGGTGTCTTTTTTGACATCTTGTTTAATTCCTCCGACGACATAAGACTCTACCTCCGTCTCTTGTGGTGCTACTTGTAATCCTTTAGAACTAATCCAATGCTCTGTCCAAGGCAATGGATTATTCTTGGCAGGGATATCATATTGAGGTTTCAAACCAATAGATCTAAGTCTACGATTTGCAATCCACTCCACATATTGATAGAGAAGTTTATCATTCAATCCTATCATAGTTCCGTGCTTAAACAAATACTCAGCCCATTTCTTTTCTTCATTTACACACTTATCAAACATTTTATATGTCCACTCCTCCTCTTCATTTATAATATCAACCATGTCAGGGTCATCACCCTTTCTCCAATTGTTTAATATATTCTGCGTGAGGGCAAGATGTTGGTTCTCATCCCTTGCAATGAGAGAAATGATCTTAGCCGATCCTTCCATGAGTTTAAGTTCACCAAAAGCGAAGGAACAAGCGAAGGATACGTAGAATCTGATTCCTTCAAGGATGTTAACATTAGCAACTGCCCTATAGAGATGTCTTTTTAAATCTTTAATTGTCCATTCTGAATTAGGATGATTCCTCATCTCAGATTTCCAAGCACTACTCTGACCATACTCATGTGCATAATTAATAAACTCATCATATGATTCAGTTACACTAGCAGCACGTTCTAATATACGATCATCTTTAATAATAGTATCAAATACCTCAGATGGATCTGGATACACATTCTTAATTACATAAGTATAAGATCTACTATGAATCATCTCCATAAAAGACCAGACTTCCATACATGCTTCAAGCTCAGGTAGTGAACAGTATGGAAGGAAAGCCATACCAGGAGCACGACCTTGTACGGAGTCCAGCATGATCTGATACTTGAGGTTGCTGGTATAGATATGTCTTTGTTCTGGACGGAGTTTTTGATAGTCTCCACGATCTTTCTGTAAAGATACTTCTTCTGGTCTCCAAAAGTATCCTAGTTGTTGTTTTGTTAGGTTCTCAAACTGAGGATACTTAAAGTTATCATAACGTTGAACACCAAGAGGAGCACCAAAAAACATTGGTTGCTTCTTAGTGTCCACATGGGCGGTATTAAATACCGTCATACCTTTAATATCAGATAGCACAGGATTCACACTCCTCTTCATTAGCATTATCTAACTCTTCTAAGAGATTGTCAAGTTTGGATTGATCATCCACTTCGTCAGTCTTCATATCATGTGTATTTTGATAATAAGAAGTCTTCCATCCTAGTTTATAGGTTGTTAGAAAGTCCTGTGCCATAACAGATACAGGAACCTCATTATCTGGAAAATGTTCTGGATTATATGACCAGTTACCAGAAATTCCTTGATCAAAGAACTTTTGCATTACTGCTACTACATTAATATACCCTGTATTATCAGGCATATCCCAGAGTAAAGTATAATTATTTTTCAAAGTCCCATAAGATGGAACCACTTGCTTAAGAGGCCCTTGTTTTGATTTCTTAATGGACAAGTAGTCTCTAGGTGGTTCGATTCCATTTGTTGCATTTGACACAACGGAACTGCTCTCCGATGGCATCTGTGCAGACAATGTTGAGTGCCGTAAACCATGTTTAAGGATAGATGCTCTAAGAGATTCCCAGTCATGTTGGAGTGGTTGAGAACAAATCTCGTCTACGTCTTTCTTATATGTATCTATGGGTAGGATTCCATCAGAATACTTGGTGCGTCCAAAGTTCTCACACCATCCTTTCTCTTCTGCAAGTTTATTAGATGCCTTTAGAAGGTAATATTGGAATGATTCTGCAAGTCCATGAACTGCATCACATGCTTCTTGAGAGTCATACTTAAACCCAAGTTTAGCAAGATAATGTGCAAGACCTATAAAACCTACTCCAAGACTTCTACGTGCCTTTGTGGCTCTTTCTGCTGCTACCACAGGATAGTCTTGATAATCAATCAATTCTTCCAATCCACGCACTGCAAGATCACATAAATCCTCTAATTCTTCATCAGATCTTACCTTTCCTACGTTAACTGCACTAAGAATACAAAGTGCAATCTCTCCTGTGTGATCATCAATGTGCTGAATAGGATAAGTAGGAAGAGTAATCTCCTGACATAAATTACTCATCTCAATCTTATCTTTAAATGATGAGTGACTATTACAATGGTCAATATTCATCAAGTATATACGACCAGTCTCTGCTCTCTCCTTTAATAAGTCGAGGATAAGTTCTTGTGCTCCAACTGTGGTTCTGGGGATGGATTCATCTGCTTCGTAACGGCAATATAAGTCATCAAACTTATCGGTCCCAAAACTCTCATACAAGTGAGGACAATCATGAGGGGAAAATAACGTGATTTCCTTATTTTGGATAAAACGTTCATAAAATAGTTTACTTAACTGGATGCTGTAGTCGAGTTTTCTGACTCTGTTGTCTTCGGTTCCTTTGTTGTTTTTGAGGACGAGGATGTCTTGGATTTCCTGATGCCAGATAGGAAAGTGGACAGTAGCTGATCCTCCTCTGATACCGTTTTGCGTACAGCATCTGACAGTTGACTCAAATTTTTTAAGGAAGGGGACCACACCTGTGTGCTGAACTTCTCCACCCCTGATTTTAGAATTGATTCCCCTGATTCTACCTGCGTTAATACCGATACCAGCCCTCTGTGCGACATATTTGCCAATAGCCATATCACTGCTAAAGATACTATCGAGGGTGTCATCAATATCAACCAGAACACAAGATGCAAATTGACGAATGGGTGTTCTGACTCCCGCCATAATGGGGGTTGGGATGTTGATTCTGTGTCTGGAGATTGCGTCGTAGTACTTTCGGACATAATTAAGTCGAGTTTCTTTAGGATAATTTCTGAACATCGTCAGAGCAATCATCATATACATGAATTGGGGTGTCTCATAGACTTCCCCAGTGCTCCGATCTTGTACCAGATATTTATCAACAACTTGTCTCAAACCAGCATATGTAAACTTAAAGTCACGTTCGTGGTTAAGAAATGTGTCGGCCTTCGCAATTTCTTCCTTAGTATACTGGTCAAAAATATCTTTATCATACAAATCTTGATACGCAAGTTTAGTAATATGATCTTCTAAAGACGGCAACTCTCTAGTTCTACCATATAAACTCTTTCTCAATTGAAATAAAAGAAGTCTTGCTGCTACAAATTGATAGTTAGGGTTATCTAAATCTATCAAATCACTAGCACTCTTAATTAATATCTCTTGTATCTCTCCAGTGGTTATACCATCATAGAATTGTATTCCAGAATTAATTTCTACCTGACTAGCAGACACTCCTGCAATACCACTACAAGCCTCTTCCACCATCTTATGCATCTTATCCAAGTCAAGGGGTTCAGTCCCTCTACCATTACGCTTTTTAACTTTGATGCTGTCGCTCATGTTCGTTTCCAAGTGTTAAATTTTAGAGTTGCCTCTAGACCACGGTATGTATTTGATTCTACCAGATTTTGCACATCATGTCCAGCCAAGACCATATCATTTATGTCCTTCTGCTGAATGTTACTAGGCCATATTACAACAGTTTGCTTGGCTTCAATAGCAGACTGTATCCTACTGGTGATCTCTTTGCTTCGTGGTTCGTTATCATAGACCCACACAGGATCGCTAACACCCCACTTACTAACATCACCGTCTGCACCACACATAGCAATCGAATTGTGTAGGAACGTACTGTCAAACGGTCCTTCAACAACAAAGACTGGAGTTCCTTTTCGGATTTTATCCAGTCCGTAGATCTTTGGTGCATCATCATCAAACATTACCGTGATATATTTAACAGAGTTCGGGCCAAGGGCTCTTCCCTGTACCCCAACTATATCACCATTATAGCATAATGGTATAACTATGCGTTCTTCATCATAAGAAATGTTATCAAACGTTGGTTTTATTCCATTGACGAACCGTCTAAAGGTTTTGGCATAGTAAAAATCTCCTTGTACTTTTCTTCTATTGAGATATTCGGATGCTCTCTTCTCTTCATGTGCTCTTGGTAAGTCGAGCCTGCTACGTCTTTTAAATCTGGGTTTGGATTCTTTTGCGACTTGGAGGACGTTTGGTTCGTTTGTTGTAGATCCTTTTCCTGTCTTTCCATCCTTGAACTTTTCTAAAGAATATTGAGACTGTAAAGTAGTATCAACCTTCTTTAAGAAGGAGTTAAAGGTCATAGAAGCACCACAGTTGTGACACCTATAATTTACACTTGTCTTTATTGCGTACAAATAACCTCTAGCCTTGCTTTTATTTTTCTTCGAGTCCCCACATAGAGGACACCTGCAATTATAGAGGTTTGGCTTAATTCTTTTAAATCTCTCTAGTCTCGGTGAGAGAAGACTTATATATTTAGCATCTATATGATCCAACCAAGTTATGCAGTACCTGTAGATACTATAACAGACTGTGGGATGGGTGTCAATAGTGGACGGAGAACTTTCTGTCCTACAGGACTTACAACGAAACTAATGATGGCAATAGCACCAGCAATAGTCCACATCTTCTTCTCCATAGTGCGAAGACGATTATCTACAAGGCGAATATCTCTCTCACATCCCGCTTTAATTTCTGCACTCTGGCGGTTAACTTCTCTATGAAGCGATTCCACTTTCTCGAATAATACCGCATCAATCCTGTCCTGTTTGTCTAATTTTTCATCATGGACAGCAAGCATCTGTCCCATCTTAAGAGAATTATCACTAAGTCTATCAATTACCTTCTCAAGTCTTTCTACTACAGCGTCGTTAACCCTCATCCTTCTTCTTCCAATTCTTTCTTATACCCTTAGTCCAAATATATCTCTTCCTTAAAGGTTTCATAGGTTTATCATAACCTGCTACGGGCCCTTTAGCATCAGCACTGCTACTAAATCCCCCTTGAGTTCCTGCCGCATTAGCTACGGACATCTCCTCACGGAAGTAATTTAAAATCTTATCAAGTTTTTTTGGATTCATTGTATGTCTGGTTTAATTGCTTAAGACATTCAATATCAACTTGTATATCACTAATGAATGATTTAGGATGCTCTGGTAATTTACCAAGAAACATAACAAAGGTCTTCATTGGTTCCCACAATTCCTTTTCTATCTTATAAAACAGTAAAGGAGTTGTTGCATCTTGAAAAACATTATAAAGGACTATGAAATGATTTATAAGAAGATGGGATTTAAGGTCACCAGTCTTCTTATATCTCTTCAATAGTCTTTTAATATACTTGAACTTTTTCATATCATTCAAGAAATCCTCATACGTCACCGCTTGAGGATTGTCATAATGTTTGATGGCAAAGATCAAATAGTTGTCATCATTTAGTTCATTAAAAATCATTTCAATTCATACAATACTAAGAAGGTGTAGGATACTGGATGCTGTGATCTCCTGTAGTAATACCAGACATAGCAACAAGAACTTCTTTCTTCACTCTGAGTTCTCCAGTGCAGTCAATGTAAGTCTGAACACCAACCCATCCTTCTCCAGTATGTCCATAGGAGGCTGATAGTCCACCGTTGATAGCAGTTGTGGAAATACCATATACTAAGCAGTCAGAGTCATAGTCAGAACCAGGGTTTCTATACCTGTCTCCCTGTAAATCCCAGAGAGTATACTTAGGTAACTGTGACACATAGAACGAAGTACCAGCAGCAGAAGTAACTGCAGATAAATCTGCAA